TCGTCGGGCTCGACCTGATGAAAACCTAGAAAAGGGGCCTTGTGCCCCTTTTCTTTTTCCTGTATATTGGCCACATCCCGGGGTTCCCGGCGTTTCTGACAGTCCCGGCTGACGACATGCAGACAGAACGCCCTCAATTAACTCGCATGTGAGGAATCATGGCACGTACTACGTTCTCCGGCCCGGTCGTTTCGCAAAACGGTTTTATTCAAGGCCACCAACCCACTTCCCTTAACGCAATCAACACCACTGGTACCGCCACCCCGGCCCAGGTTGCTGACGGCTATATCACCTCCACTTCGGCTGGTACCGTTACGATCACCCTGCCCACTGGCACTGATCTGGGCACCGCCATCGGCGCGGCTCGTGGCACGGTTCTGGACTTGTTTGTTGACAACACCGCAGGCGCAAGCGTTGTGACTGTGGCCGCAAATACCAACGCAGTCCTGTCCAGTGCTGGCGTGGATGGGAGTACCGCCAACTTTGGTGACCTGACTATTGCTGCTGGTGCGACTGGCTTGGCCCGTTTCACCCTGATGTTCTCCAGCGCCACCGCCTACACCTTCAGCCGTACGGCTTAATAGGAGGCCGACATGGCCATGCAATATGACGTAAAAGCCGCCTACACGGCGTCTGACGCGGCGATGGTTCCGTACTCAGTGCGCATCAAAGGTGCGTACATCTCGGTGACCGCTGGCGGAAACAACCCAGTTGTTTTCTATGACAACGCCTCGGCTGCGTCTGGCAATGTATTGTTGCGTCTGGGTGTTACAGCGGCTGGAGCACACACTGTTGTGATCCCCGGCGAAGGCATTCGGGCTGATAACGGGGTGTTCTGCGACACAGGTGATGCTGCCGCAGTCACGATCTTCTATGGCTAAGACCGCAGCATGGCAGCGCAAGGAAGGCAAGAACCCCAAGGGCGGACTCAACGCCAAGGGGCGAGCCTCCTACAACAAAGCCAATCCGGGCAAGCCGGGGCTCAAGCCTCCGCAGCCCGAGGGCGGCTCACGCCGAGACTCTTTTTGCGCCCGTATGGAAGGCATGAAGAAGAAGTTGACCGGCGAGAAGGCCAAGAAGGACCCAAACAGCCGTATCAACAAAAGCCTGAGGGCGTGGAACTGCTGACATGGACGTAACGCTGTGGAACGCTGCGCTCTCCCTTGTCTCCGCCCTGATTCTGTTCTGGGTGAAGATGTCCACGGACGAGATGAAGCGCATCCAGATTCTTCTCAACCGCACTCGGGAAGAGATTGCGAAAGAGTATGTCACCAAAGCAGAGGTGCATACGGACATCAATCGCGTCTTGGATCGGCTGGATCGGCTTGAGAAGAAGATTGACGACTTCATGAAGGAGCAGCGCAGTGCCCTCGGTTAGCAAGAAACAGCACAACTTGATGGCGATGGTGGCCAACAGCCCCGCCGCTGCCAAGCGCGTAGGAATCCCACAGTCTGTCGGCAAAGAGTTCATGCAGGCAGACAAGGGTAAGCGGTTTGGGTCTGGGAGCCGTGCAAATGTGCAGGCCATTAACAAGCCCAAAACCAATCAAGGCAAGCAGGAATTTTTTGCAAGAGGTGGTGACATGAAAGAATCGAAAGAGATGATGAAAAAGGAAGTGTCCTTCATGAAGAAGAAGGGCGCACCTAAGTCCATGATCAAGCATGAGATGAAAGAGGCCGGTATGAAGAAGATGGCCAACGGTGGCATCACTACCGCCAAAATGGGCACCGTCCGCACCGCCGCTCCCAGCAAAGATGGCGTTGCAACGAAGGGCAAGACCAAAGGCATGCAGGTCAAGATGGGTGCATCCAAGCCGCTGGGTATGAAAAAGGGCGGCTACGCCTGCTGATAGGAGGCCGACATGGCTCGACGTTCTCGTTCCTCACGTTCACGTGATTTAGCTGGCCTTGCTGCGCTGGGCGCGTTGGGCTATACCTTCTTTGGCCCGGGGCGTGAGCGCAAGTCCTATGAGGTCCCGGCAAGTCAAGTTCCTGTGGACTATCTCGGGACTGACCGCCCGCCGTCCGTTCGCGGAGATATGAGTCCAGCGGATTTGTATGCGGATGCTGCCGCAAGGTTGACTTTTGATGATGATCGGGAACCCGGTGGTTCTACGTATCGTCCCCCTGCCGCTGTCGCCCCTGTTGCCGCCGCTGCCCCTGCCCCTGCCGCTCCCGCCGCCTCTGTCGCTCGCAGCATTACCGCCGCTGCCCCCGCCGCCGCTCGTAGTACTGGCTCTGGTTCTGGCTATTTGGACCTTGGTGGCTACAACGATATGGCGCAGGTGGATATGCCTCGTGGGTATGACCCTCGGCTGGCCAATCTGTCGTCCGCAGCGGTCGGCGCAAGTGAGGCTTCGGCCATCCGTAACGCAGCCAACGCTGAAATGCCCCTTAGGCGGCAACTTACACAAACGACTCTTGGCGCGCCTACGGCTCGGGCCGCTGGCGCTCCCAGCATTTACGCTGGGCCTGCGGCGTTTCAGGCATACCGTCAACGACAGGCGGCAGAAGCCGCAGCAGCCGCTACACCCCCGGCCCCTCCAGGCAGTGCCCGTAACATCGTGCAACAGATGCGCGAGAAGGATAAGGCTGTCTTGGCTGCTGTCCGTAGGCGGCAGGAACAAGAGGCGGCAGCGGCAGCGCAGAACCGCGCAGCGGCGGAACAGCGCCGTATTGATGCGGCGTTGAGTCTTGACCCAATGGAGCGTTTGGCCCGGGGGTTCAAAAAAGGCGGCGCAGTCAAAGCCAAGCCAAAGAAAATGGCTTCTGGTGGAGTGTCTTCCGCTTCCAAACGCGCCGATGGCATCGCCTCCAAAGGCAAAACCAAGTGCAAGATGTACTAAGGTGACACCATGTCGGATAAATCCAAAAAGCCCAAACAGACCCTGACCCCCGCTGAACAGCAGATGATTCAGGAGGAGAAGGATAAACAGATGGCCCCCAAGCTGGAGAGCGCTTATATGGGCTCTCTTACCAGCACCACGCCTCCTCCCCCTCCTCCCCCTTCCACGCAGAGGCGGGCCAATGGTGGCGTCACTCGCGCCGATGGCTGCATTACTAAGGGCCACACCCGTGGCAAGATGGTGTAGCCATGATGGCCAGCCGTGGCATGGGGGCCATTAACCCCAGCAAAATGCCCGGGCCAAAACGCAAGGCCCGTAGGGACGATACTGACTTTGATCAGTACGCGGCTGGTGGCAAGACCAAATCCAAGGTCAATCAGGCTGGCGTCTATACCAAGCCGGGCATGCGCAAGTCGCTGTTTGAGTCAATCAAGTCCCGGGCAGTGCAGGGTACAGGCGCAGGCCAATGGTCGGCCCGTAAAAGCCAGTTGTTAGCCAAACAATATAAAGCTAAGGGTGGCGGGTACCGTGACTGAAGCAGTAAAAACTTGCACAGATTGCGGAGAGACAAAACCGCTGACTGCCTTCCGCAGTCGCGGCGGTCAAATGTCGCACCTGTACAAGAGTCACTGCAACGCATGTCTTTATAGGCGGCACAAAGACTGGACAGAAAACAACCAGCACAGAGTGGCTGAGTATCGTGAGAAAGACCCTTGGACATTGGCAAAGCGATGCTCAAGACGCGGCATCACTCCTGAACAACTTGTGGATCGGTACGAGCGGCAAGAAGGCTGCTGTGCAATTTGTAAAACGCAGGTCACTTTGATAGATAGCGCAATTGACCACAACCACGATACAGGTGAGTTTCGTGGCGTTTTGTGCAAGCAGTGCAACCGTGCGTTGGGCATGTTTAAAGACAGCCCGGCAATCTTACGCAACGCCGTAGAATATCTTGAGGCATTTGGGAGTTACGGCGATGGCGATTAAAGACCCGCAGCAATCGCTCAAGGACTGGGGTGACCAAAAGTGGCGCACCAAGTCCGGCAAACCGTCTTCCAAGACGGGTGAGCGATATCTGCCTGAGAAAGCCATCAAGGCGTTGACTCCCGCTGAGTATGCTGCCACAACTCGTGCCAAGCGGGCAGGCAAAAAGGTTGGAAAACAATTTGTAAAGCAACCACCCAAGGTGGCGGCGAAGACGGCGAGGTATAGGTAATGGCCACCACATCAGGCGCAAGCAGTTTTAACCTCGACCTGACTGAACTGGTCGAGGAAGCGTTTGAGCGTGCCGGTTCAGAGTTGCGCACGGGCTACGATCTCAAGACCGCCCGTCGTTCGCTCAACATCATGTTTGCCGACTGGGCCAATCGGGGCATCAACCTCTGGACCATTGAGCAGGGCACGATTGACCTTGTGCAGGGTCAGAACACCTACGCCCTGCCAACCGACACAATTGATCTTCTGGAGCATGTGATCCGCACCGGGGCCAACGTGGCTGCGACTCAGGCAGACCTGACCATCACTCGGATCAGCGTCTCAACCTATGCCACTCTGCCCAACAAGCTCCAGCAGGCCCGCCCAATCCAAGTCTGGGTTCAGCGGTACAACGGCCAGCAGAGCCCAACCGGCTTGTCCATCAGCCAAGTGGGTGGAATCAACGCCACCGTCACTGAGATCACCCTCAACTCTGTGGTTGGCCTGCCTGCCACCGGGTTCATTAAGATTGACTCTGAGATCATCAACTATGGGTACATCTCAGGGAATACCCTATACAACTGCTTTAGGGGTCAGGCCGATACCACGGCGGCATCTCACAACAACGGGTCAACGGTCTACTGGCAGCAGCTTCCGGCTATCACGGTCTGGCCGACACCGGACAACGCTCAGCAGTACCAGTTTGTGTACTGGCGGCTGCGCCGTACGCAGGATGCCGGTGGCGGTGTGAACATCATGGATGTGCCGTTCAGGTTCATCCCCTGCATGGCGGCGGGTCTGTCCTATTACATCGCCGGGAAGATTCCCGGGGGGATGGAGCGTCTGGCCATCCTGAAAGCTCAATACGACGAGGCGTGGCAGTTGGCCGCTGATGAGGATCGTGAGAAGGCGGCAATCCGGTTTGTGCCGCGCCAGCAGTTCATCGGGAGCACTTACTAATGGGCAATAGGTTTGCCAGTGGTAAGTATGCGATTGCCCAGTGTGATCGCTGTGATCAGCGCTTCAAGCTCAAAATGCTCAAGCGCGAGGTCATCAAGACCAAGAACTATGAGTTGTTGGTGTGCCCGGAATGCTGGGACCCAGACCAGCCACAGTTGCAGTTGGGTATGTACCCGGTGGATGACCCACAGGGTTTGCGGAACCCTCGCCCTGACCGCAGCTACAGGCTTTCAGGCACCAGTGGGTTGCAGATTGAAACGGGTTCTGGGCCGTTGGGTACTGGATCGGTAGAAGCTGGTAGTCGTATATTCCAGTGGGGCTGGAATCCCGTTGGAGGTTCTTCGTTTTTTACCGCCGCTGAAACGCCAAATAATTTGGTTCTGGCGGTGAATTTGGGCACAATTACGGTTGCAACGACATAAGGAGTCGATCATGATGGACGCAAAGAAGGCTGTGCATAAACACGAGAAAGCCATGCACCCCGGCAAACCCCTGACCAAGCTGAAGGCTGGTGGTAAGACCAACGCCGACATGCTCAAGTACGGGCGCAACATGGCCAAGGTCATGAACCAGCGTAGCCCTGGCCGCAAGGGAGGCTGATATGAACACCGACGACTTCAAGTATTTTCCGGCGGAGACAAAAGACCCGATTGGAAAATACATCCAGCCCAAGGTCTATCCATCTGTCGTGGTGGGTGAAGAGCCCGCCAAAGAGACCATGCGCAAGGCCAATGTGTCTGTGGCTAACACCCGCAGCCAAGACTATGAGCCGACCAAAACCAGCGGCACGATGATGCGTGGCGGCGGCGCGGCAACCAAAGGTAAAGTGTCTCGGGGTCCAATGGCTTAATATGACGTACGACGAACTTGTCACTGCTGTAACGAACTACACGGAGAACAATGTCCCGAACGTGGACATGAACACGTTCATCCGTCAGGCCGAGCAGCGCATCTACAACACGGTCCAGTTTCCGTCGTTGCGGAAGAACGTGACAGGCTTCACTTCGATCAACAACAAGTACCTGTCGTGCCCGACCGACTTTCTTGCGGCCTATTCAATGGCTGTCATTGATGCCACCGGGTCGTACGAGTACTTGTTGAACAAAGATGTGAACTTCATCCGTCAGGCGTACCCAAGCCCCAACGACACTGCCATCCCCAAATATTACGCGCTGTTTGGTCCGACCACGACATCTGGGGCAAACCCACAGATTACCAACGAGTTGAGCTTTATCCTTGGGCCGACACCCGACAGCGCGTACTCGGTTGAGTTGCACTATTACTACTACCCGGTGTCCATCATCCGTGGCCAGCTTAATGGTATTGGCACCATCACGGGTGGAACTGGATACGTCAATGGTACGTACTACGATGTGCCGCTGACGGGCGGTACAGGTGAGGGCGCAAAGGCCACGATTGTGGTCGCTGGGGGTTCTGTGTTCTCGGTCACCATTTCTGAGTACGGCAGCAAGTATGTGGTTGGCAACACCATGTCTGCGGCGGCATCTTCTATTGGTGGTACGGGATCGGGCTTCTCTGCCCCGGTGCTGTCCGTGCTCAACGCTGAGGGCACTTCTTGGCTGGGCGACAACTTTGACAGCGTGTTGCTCTACGGCACTCTGGTTGAGGCTTACACCTACATGAAGGGTGAGGCCGACATGATGGCCTTGTACGACGGTAAGTACAAAGAAGCCCTGGCTCTGGCTAAACGTCTGGGTGATGGACTTGAGAGATCGGACAGTTATAGGTCCGGCCAGTACAGGTTGTCGCCGCTCCCCCAAAACAACGGTGTAGCATGATGCCCAGGCACACACGACAGGAAGCCAAAGCCCTGGACTTGCCAACGTGCTACGGCAGTGTTTGTAAAAAACATCCGCAGCTTGAAGGTCTTCGCAGGGTGTCTGGTGCTTGCGCGGAGTGTGCCAAAGAAATACTGCGCCGTAGCCGACGTTCAAATCCAGAGCGCACCAAGGCTCAGGCGCGTAAAGACGCAGAAAAGGCGCGCCAGAAGCCAGAGTTAATTGCAAAAAAACGTGCATCCGACGCGGAGTACAGAAAAAACAACCGAGAAAAGTTTCTTGCTGGCATCGCTGCTTGGAGCAAAAAGAATCCTGAAAAAGTAAAACAATACGCAAAAAAGACTAAAGAAAAAAACAGGGGTAGGGTCAATTCGGATACCGTTGCGCGTAGGCTGGCAAAAATTCGCCGTACACCCGCTTGGCTTACGGAAGACGACAAATGGTTGCTGAAAGAGGCGTACAATTTGGCCGTGTTGCGCACCAAAATGTTTGGGTTTCCGTGGCATGTAGACCACATCATCCCGCTACAAGGTGAGATGGTCTCTGGCTTGCACGTGCCAAACAATATTCAAGTGATACCTTGGATAGACAATGTGCGCAAAGCAAACAGTTTTGAGGTGATCTGAGTGGCCTTTACCGGTAACTACTCCTGCAACACGCTGCGGTCGGGTCTGGCCAACGGCACGATCAACTTCGCCTCGGACACGTTCTATCTGGCGCTGTACACCAACTCAGCCACGCTGGACCAGACCACCACCGAGTACACCTCGACTGGTGAAGCCTCTGGTGGCAATTACGTTGCTGGTGGAGAGATTGTCACGGCCACAGTCTCAAGCCAAGACACCGCAAGCGGCAGTACTACGTACATCAACTTTTCGTCTCCAGCGTGGACGGGAGCAATCACGGCCCGTGGTGCCTTGATCTACACGCCGGGGGCCAACGGCGCTGTGTGCGTGCTGGACTTTGGGTCTGACAAAACATCGACCACCACTTTCACCGTGCAGATGCCCGCCAACACCAGCACATCTGCTTTAATCCGCCTCATTTAAGGAGCAACCATGTTCAACGAAAAACTTAAAGCCGGTGGCGTGTTCACCGTTCAGTGCTTTGACAAGGATGGGAATTTGAAGTGGGCCGAGGAAAACCACAACCTTGTGGTCAACGAGGGCCTGCAAGACATGAACACCAAGTACTTTTCTGGCTCTGGTTACACAGCCGTTTGGTACATTGGCCTGTACGGCTCTGGCGCTACCAACAGCCCTGCTGCCGGTGACACGATGGCGTCCCATATTGGTTGGACTGAAGTGACAGCCTACAGCCAAGCCACTCGTCCGGCTGTGACGTTTGGCACCGCCACCACGGCGGACCCGTCGGTAATCACCAACTCGGCTTCTCCCGCCACTTTCAGCATCAACGGCACCACAACCGTTGGCGGCGCGTTTCTGACTAGCAACAATACCAAGGGCGGCACCACTGGCATTTTGTTCTCGGCCTCTGATTTCCAGTCGCCTGGGGATCGCTCGGTGGTCAACGGCGATACGCTGACCGTCACTTACACTTTCAGTCTCGATGCCGCATAAGGAGAGCACATGGCCACCGCATTCAAAAAGGGTGATGTTGTAAAGCTCACCAACGTCATGCCGCAAGGCCCAGTGTTGGCACTGCGAATGGACGACAGCGGCGTGATCCAGTATCTCGTCGAGTGGACGGACACAAACGGTGTGACTCAGCAACGCTGGTTTGATGAAGACCAACTGACGGGGGCTTGACATGCCCTTCGTCCTTGCGGATCGAGTCCGTGAGACTACAACAACGACCGGCACCGTATCGGTGACACTGGCGGGGGCAGTTACGGGTTTTCAGACCTTTGCTGCCATCGGCAACGCCAACACCACGTACTACACCATCGCGGGCCAGGGCACCTCTGAGTGGGAGGTGGGGATAGGCACATACACAGCCTCGGGCACAACGTTGTCTCGGGACACGGTGCTTGCCTCCAGCGCCTCTGGGGCGAAGGTCAACTTCTCATCTGGTACCAAGGATGTGTTTTGTGACTACCCCGCAGGAAGGGCCGTCATCGGCGGCATGGGGTATATCGAGAACGAAGCCGTCATAACGCAGTCCTCAACGGTCAATGATGGACACAATGCCATCAGCGGCGGGCCGGTCACGATTGCAAGTGGTGTGACGGTGACGGTGCCTTCCGGTTCAAACTGGACGGTTGTCTGATGTTTGGCTTCCATGCGTTCTCAACAACAGCGATTTCCGCGCTGGCGGGGAACGTATTTGCCGCTGTAGTCATTGAGTCCGCTACCGGGACTGACGCCGTCTCAGCGGCTTTAACTTTACCTGCTTCCGTTTCCGAGTCCGCGACTGGTAATGACACCGTAGTTGGCGGCGTTACATTTTTGTCGTCTGTCTCTGAGACCGCGACTGGGTCAGATTCTCAAGCTGCCAGCGCCTCGTTTCTTGCAGCGGTTTCTGAGTCTGCGGTAGGCACGGATACGGTCTCTGCGGCAGCAACTTTTCTTGTTTCTCTTGATGAGACCGCAACCGGCACAGACATCGTTTCGTCTGTTCCCATCTACTCGACCAGCATTTCTGAGAGCGCGACAGGCACTGACGCTGTAGTTGCGGGTGCAGTTTTGACCTCGTCAATTGACGAGACCGCTCAAGGTGCGGACTTCGCGTTCACCCAACATGCCCTGTTCGGGGTAGTGGATGAGGGTGCGTCTGGTACGGACACAGTGGCAAGTGCGGCCACGTTCCCAGCAAGCGTCACGGAAACTGTGACTGGAACCGACACCATCAGCAGCGTTCCGACGTACTCCACCCAGATTTCTGAGAACGCGACGGGGTCGGAGACTGTGTCCTCTGTGCCGGTGTATTCCACTCAAATCGCTGAGTCTGCGGCTGGGTTGGACGAAACGGCATCCAGCTTCACCTTTTTTGGTGCGGTGCTCGAAAGTGCTCAGGCAGATGACGCAGTGGCAACAAGTCTGACTTTTGGTGCCTCGGTCTCGGAGTCGGCTGTTGGCGCGGAAACGGTAGTTGCTAATGCCGGGTTTGCTGTAAGTGTTGATGAGTCAGCCACAGCAGAAGAAGTACTTGCGGTCATTGTGGCGTTTGTTTCCCTGATCCAAGAGAACGTAAACGCGGCGGACCAGATCATGGTTCGTTTGAAATGGGAATTGATCGTCGATACCCAAAGCGCTGGGTGGGTAGTCATTGATGACACGGGACCTTCCTCGTGGCAAAATGTTTCAACCTCGGCTGACGCTGGCTGGCGCAATATCGACACAAAGGAGCCTTAAATGCCATCCGCATACACTTCGCTACTCGGGCTGATCCAGCCCGTAACGGGCAGCCTTGTAAATACATGGGGAACCGCCGTAAACAGCCAGCTTACACAACTGGTTGAGGATGCGATTGCTCAATTTTCAACCGCCAGTGTGACGGCTGGCGACTGGACCCTGACCACCACCGCAGG